CAGACCAAAGCCAAAGACGGTCGTGGCAACAGTCACCCACCCGACAAACCGCAGGACAGCGCGCAAGGCGACCGGCCATTCCCGCATGTAGACGCCGAGCAAAACCGCGAAAGCGCCCACGCAGGGCGGCCCTACCCATTGCTCCGCACGTAGCGCCATGATTACCGGGCCGAATGCGTCGTCAACCGGCGGGCTGTCCAACACCACCGCCGCCAGCCACATGAGCGTCAGCGGCACGAAATGCACCAAGGCCAGCAGCGCCTGTTCCCCCGCCCGATCAACCATCAACCCGCCTCAGATAGCCCGCGCCGAGATACCCGGCCATAGGCACCAGCAGCCACAGGTTCGCCGCTGCAAAGGCCCCTAGACAGACGAAAGCCCAATCCTGCAGCCCATCCCAGTCATGGCCCCCAAACCGCCGCCACTGGACAACTTCCCAAACCGCGTATCCGATAGCCACCGGCCACCACGCGCCAAGCGCCCAGGCTAACAGCATCCCGACGCCCGCATGACCGGCCTGATTGAAAGCGAACCTGCCCGGCTGGCCCTCGAATGAGGACGGAGTGCGGAGAAGGTCGAACAGCATCACACGTCCCATTCGAAATAGAACTCGCGGATGCTGGCACCGCTGAAATTGCTCACCGTCAGGTTCGGCGCGGTCCCGGACGCATCAACCAGCCGGAACGTGACATAGCCAGCCGACAAAGTGGCGACGATCTGGATCTGGTCAATCGTTCCAGCCCCGCCGGTCGGCGCGCTGCTGAGACTGCCCAAAACCGCTTGCCCGGTCGCAAAGACAGACCCAATCGCGCGGGGCAATGGAATGCGCGCAACATCGGCCCCGGTCAGGCCGGTGACGTCGATGCTGTTCAGATCGCGCGCCACCATATACATCCGATCGCCGCGCCGCCAAACTTTGGCGTTGACGCTGGTCGCTGACACGTTTGGCGTAGCTTGAGCGTCCGTCAGGGCAAAGGAATATGTGGTCGTGTCGTCTGACGTGACCTCAGTCGGGAACCCGGTATCATCCTCCAGGCGATATTCCCCGGTCGGCAACGTGCCAACCTGCGCCCGGTCCGACACCTTCAAGCGGCCCCGGAAGTCGCCAATATTCAGGCCCGACGTGTTGACGTAACCAGTTTCCGCAACATCCCTGTTGCCCAAGGCAATGCTGCCCGTAACAAGGCCGAGTTTCGCGCGGCTGGTCGTGTCGCCAAAGAATTGCATGTAGCCGGATGCGTTCGAAGATGCCGCGCCGGGAAAGATATTTGGGATGCGCACATCAAGATCAATCAGCTTTGTTTGACCATTTGTCAGCGCGGAATCAGCATTAAACACACGCTGGCAGAACAGCCGGTCAAGACGGATTTCAACGTCACGATGCACCCCGCCATCGTCGCCGGTCAGATATACCAACGCTGTTGAACTATCCGTTTCGGCGCGCAGGTCCATAAATAGATCATAAGTCCCGCGTTCACCCGAAACATGGTGAATAACAATCGTCGGCGCTATCCTGACTTGCGTCAGACAGGTGTGGTAGCTGTGCCCCTCGACGCGGCTCATGAAGATTGCAGGCCCGGACACACCAGACCCATTCACGGCTGTGCGCCAGAACGAACAGTTCTCAAAGCGGTTGTGCGCAAAGCCGGTGTAAGCGCCGAAGCCCATCGTGTAGTAATCAGAAGTCGGGGTAAACTCGCCAGACTGCCCGTCCATGACAAGGCAATACCGATCCATGCCGGGGCTTTGGTTCCGCAGTTGCAACCCAAGGAAATAGTTTGCCTCAGACGCATAGTTGTAAATGCAACCAGTGGTCCAATGTCCGTCGATGGTCAGGTTTTGCACAAAGTGATGGTGGGAGGACGGGTTTTCCGATCCATTTTTGAACCGCGCGAATTGCAAGCCAACCGCAGGCGTGTCGGTGTCATCGCCAATGATCTGCCCGCCGCGCCAGTTGATCAAGTTGCTGTGCGTCGTGTCAAAAATGACATTCCCCGCACCAACGCCCCGGAACACCGCGCCGAAAGCCTCGATGTTGTTCATGTAGCCGCGAATGCCGGTCAGGTTCACAGATCCGTCGATCACATATTCGCCATCGGCAACACCGTTTGGCGGGAAATACAAAAGGCCGGTTGTCTCGCTGCCCGCATCCACAAGGGTGCGCCATTCCGTCACCGCGTTCTGAATGGCCGTCAGCGACGAACTGGCTCCGGTCGGGTCAATTCCGCTGAAATCGCGCACGTCCACCACGTCGCCGAATTTCTCTTCGAGCCTGCGCACGTTCTCGCGCCCCGGCAGGCGCAGAAAGCCTTTGCCGACTTCCTGTTCCTCCCACCCGGTTGTGTCAGCGGATGCGATGTAGGATTCCGCCGCCGCGACCGTGGGGAAGTGACCCGACTGGATAACCCCGGCGGGCTTCCACCCGGCAAGGTCAGAGAGCATCGTTGCCGCGCTGTCACGCTCGTATTCCAGCCCGTCAGCCGTCCAGATGGTGCCGTCAGGCACCGAGCGCCCCGCCGCGACGTTTCGGGCGTGAGCGGCCAGCATACGGGCGCGGGTGGAGAAGTTAGGCCCATTCTCATACCACTTCACGCCGCCCGATCCGGAATAGTCGTAATGCTCGTCAGACGCCGCGTCAGCCGCGCGCTCGAACGCGGCGGAAGTTCCAGCGACAAACGCAATTTCGCCAACCGCAACGCCGCTGGTGGACGTAATGGACGCCAGATCCCCGAACCGTTCCAAGACTTTTGACGGAACGCCGGGATCGCCCTTGTAGAACGGCTTGAGAATCGCAACGATTTGATCGGTCATCGGGTCACGTCTCCCAGAATGTCGATGTAGATTGTTTCGCTGGAAATGATTTCCCCGGCAGGCGTGGTTAGCTGCACGTCAAGCACCGCATCGCCCAAAGGCCAGCCGGTCGTGCTGGCCGCATAAAGCCGCCCCGCCGCCGTTGAAGCGTCATCCCATGAAAAGGTCAGGTCCGCGATTTTGGCGTCGTTCATTTGGCGGATCTGGCTTATGCCGGTCCACCCCGTCAGATCGGTTTGAACAGCGCCGTTGACGGTTGCCTTCACGTAAAGACCGAAGTTGAACGTGTCGCCGCGCTTGTGAGTGTATGGAGCGCTCATGCCCAGGCCCTCACCACAATGCGCCAATTGGAATTTGTCAAAGCAGACGCGGCCCCGGTAGATTTGTTCGCCACATGGACGCCGCTAGGACAGGTCACAACCATTCCGTTGCAAAGTGTAGCCATTCTAGGCCCCCATTTTTTGGTGGGATTGATGAAGGTCATTGCGTAATTGTTACGTGAATTTCATCAGCGTCGTAGGGCGCTGGAACCGCATTTTCGCCAGATGTGTTTGACTTCGTAAGAACTTGAACGCTCCCCGTCGCCCGCGTTCCAACATGTGCAAATGTAGAATTTCCGGTGCCATTCTGTTTTACCGTGAGTTGAACGCAGTAATTGCCGCTGGCCAGCGCATTGGTGAAGTTGACCGTATAATCCCCAACGCCGTTATCTGTAATGCTGGCAATATTGAATCCTCCGGTCAAACTTGGCGTTCCCGTTCCATTGAATAGCGCCCATGCGCGAATGCCCTGAGAAATAGCCAATGCCGTCCCGTCCGCGCGGGTGTAAGACACGCAGCGCCAATCGCCGCTTGCGTATTCGTAAAACACCGCGATATCACCCGCCGCCGTGGTGATGTTTGCGCCGGTCGGCAAAATCAGGTCGGTTGCGTGATGGGTCAGGGTCAACACATCGTCAAAGTGCAACGTGACCATCGTGCCAACGCCCTTTGTGGCAATGGACGTTATCGACGTGGTGCCGGTGATATCGAAACTGTTGCCGTCATTCCCAAGCGTCAGGGCAGCAGCCGATGCAACATCAACGCCCTTGGCTGCGCGAACCTGATTGCTGTTTGCATCCAGTGGCCCGCCAAGCTGCGGCGCGGTGTCCTCGACCACGTTTTGCAGGCTGTCCGTGTAAACCTCTTCAATAGCGTCCTGCACGTTGGTTTGCGCAATGCCAGCCGTGGGCGTGAACGGAATTGATCCGGCAGTAGATGTTGAAATGGTCGAAGTCGGCACCGGGTCGATTGTGCCTTCCGGCAATGCGACCTCTGCCGCGTTCGTCAGGACAACTTTCAGCGCCGTTGCCCCAACCCCGAACACCTGCGGAAACACGCCGTTGCTGTCTGCCACAACCGGCTGCGTGTGTGCCGTTGACAAAGCCGTGTCGCTGTAGACCGTCTGCGCCGTGGTGGTTCCGGTATTGTAGAACCACGCCTTCGCGCCCGGTGCGGGGTTGCCGTTCGCGTCCAGAGCGCGCGGCAGGATTGCTTGAATTGACATGCTGATTTCCCATGTGGAAAGACCCCGCAAGCGGCGGGGTTGTAGGTGGAGGCGGTCGGGGTTATCTTGTTGGGATGGCCGAACTGGATTATCTCAAGATCGCAGCCGCTGTGCTTGCGGCGAACATCGCAACGGTTGCGTTGGTTTACTGCCTCTTGCAGATCAGCAAGAGTGAGAAGGTGGAGTTGTTCGCGCGACCTGCGTTCTACTTTTTGGCTGCTGGTATCGTTGCTTGGGCGGCGACAAAACTCTACATTTAGTTAGAAGCCACCGCGCCGCCCCGGCGCAATATGGCCTCAAGTGCGTTTCTCGGGGCCGGTGAAACCACGGGGAGATTTTGAACACCGCCAGCCGCCACCACGTTGCGCGCCAGTTGAGCCGCGTTTGTGGTGGCGCGTTCTGACGCCAGCCGCGCCGCTGTCGCCGCAGCCGGAACTGCGATAGCCCCAATAGGCCCTCCCGCGATGCCGCCCGCTCCCGCGCCCAAAGCAGCCCCCAACCCGCTTGACCCGCCATTTAATGCAAGCCCAAACCGCCCCAATTGGCGCAGAATGGTATTGAAGTCTCGTGAATTGACGACACGGCGCATCGCTGCAACTTCTGCCTCGGAAAACCCGCGCATCAGCCTTCGATTGTTCAGCAGGCTTTGGAAGCCAGCGCGCAAGCCTGCCTCCGGCCCGGATCGGTAATTTTGCGCCCTGTCGATGACTTCTTCCAGCAACTCGCTACGCCGCAGCCGCGCCCAGACATCCCGCGCTTGCGAAAGTGCCGCAGAAGCCGCCTCGCCGTTGCCCATCGAAACCTGATCAGGGGAGAGGTTTTCCATGAAGTCGTCAAGAGCCGCCACCGCCCGCGACCCAAGCGCAGCCTCTGTCCGGTTCGCAATGTCGCCAGCAGGGATTTGCGCTTGTTGGCGCAGCCTTTGAACCGTTGATAGGGGGATGCCGTCACCTTGCTGCGCCGCTTCGTCAAGAAGCTGTGCCAATCGCGCGGAATTTGGAGTGAGTCCGAGACGCCCCTGCGTCGCGTCAAGGCCACCATCCAGCATTTCGGCAGTGAGGCGCGCAGACATGCTCCTGAATGCCTCGGGGGCAACAGCGACACCAGCGTCATCGGCTCGCTGATAAAGGGCATTGCCCGCCGCGCGCAACTCCGCGCGCGGCAGCGCCTGAGAGGCTGCATTGCGCAGCGCTGTGGTCCCTGCGCGCCTGTTGAGATACGCCTCAAGGCCGCGCCCGATTAAAGGCGCGGTCGCGCCGAAAAGCGCACCGAACGGCGCGGCATCCGCCGCCCCCTCAGCACGATTTGACACCCCCCCTTCACCCTCGTTGAAACCATAAATCCCGGCCATCGCCCCGCCTGCTGCCGCACCTGTCGCCATACGTGCGGGCGTGGACCCCATCCGGGTTGCTGCACCGATTTGCCCCGCCGGGACAAGCGCCGTGGAAAGAGCCCCGGTCAACTCTGCCGTCAGCGCACGACCGGGGTTTTCATCAGAATACGCGCGCTGTTCAGCCCTGATTTGGTTCAGCGCGGTTTCGTAGCGCTCAGCTATCGGCAGATCGTATTGGAACCACCGCGCGCCGCCTTGCCCGTCAGGCTGAACGCCGAACGCAGCCGCGAGGCCTGCTAGATATTCGTCCCCGCCACCGAAAAGAACGCCGTCCAAGGCCGCGCCGGACATACCGCCAGTATGCCGCACTTGGCCCGTTTGGCCTGCTGGCTCAGCACCACCGGCAAGCGCTGCTTCGGCCTGCCTGCGAAACGCTTCTGCCTGGAATCGTTCAGCCGCTGCTCTTAGGTTCTCAGTCATTCAGAAGTTCCCGCATTCTGGCGTTGTATTGGACGATTTCAGAGTCAGAAAGGTCATCAAGGTTCAGGCCCAAAAGCCCGGCAATGTCCAAGTTTTCAATGTTGCTCTCTGCGCCGCCCGCTATAAGTTGCCGTGCTTCCGCTTCCGGGATTCCCTCATGAACAACGCGAGTGTAGATGCTTTCAATCCGCTCTAGGTTGTACAAAAGTTCTTCTGCGCTCTGCGCCTGCTCCAAACTGCCGTAAACGGACTGCAAGAGCCTGTTTTCCATTTCCGATACCTGGCCGAGAGCGCCCCCGGTCGGGGAAGCGTCACGCATCTGCTGCAATCGCTCGAATCCGATATTCGCGCGGATCGTTTGAAGCCGCTGCGAAAGCGCACCGGCAGGGGTATTCGGCAACGCACCACCGACAAGAGCGCCAATCGGCCCGGTCGTTGGAACAACGCCTTGATTTTCGATCAAGTCACGGGCGCGAGAAATTTCATCCATGACGATATCTGTTTGATTCCCACGCACTTCTGCGGCAGTCGCATCCGCTTGCGACGTGTCCTCAGGCCCGCCGGGGATAGGAACCATCCGATAACCTGCGGGGCTGCTGGGGTCTTGAACAACTGAATATCCTTGCGGGACCGTCCCAATGCTAGGAACGCCGGTCCCCCCGTCCAAGTCAACAGTTGTTCCATCCGGCAAGCGAATCGAAGACCCGGCCTGCTGTTGCGGCCCCGGATAGAAGCGCCCGGTTTGCGTGTCGATCTGCCCGCTTGCCGCGCCATATGCCTGCAACTCGCCCGGCGTCGCGGGGCGGAATGTCGGGGCTTCCGGCGTTCCTTCAATTTCCGGAACAAGGCCATCAGGGGTTTCACGATATAGGGTTCCGCCGTGTTCCCGGTAAGACGGGGCCTGCGGCGCGGTGTAGCCCTCATAGTACGCGATAACCGCATCCCGCTGGCCAAACTGCCCGATAAGGTCTTCTGCCCCAAACTGAGCCGCCAGAGCGTCCCATTCTTCCGGGGTTTGTGCAGTCCGCGCCGCGTCCAGCCCGCGCCTGATCTGTTCTTCTTGCGCTGCCCGCTCTGCCGCCGATTGCGAAGCCGCGGCCGCCGCCGCAGCCCGTGCGCCCGCCGCCTGCGCCAGTTGCAAGCGCTCCTGATCCGCGCGAAGCCCGAAGGCCGCTTCCGGGTTCAGACGTGACAGTGCATTCAACGCATTCGCGTCGCCCGCCATGAGGCCCGGCCCCTGCGTCCGGTAAAGGTCCGTAAGGGCGTTCTCATGGCGCACTTGGTTCGTATTCCGTGCCGCCGTGGTTCCCGCGTTCAGCGCGGCCAGCGTGTTGAGCGGCTGGCCCGCCAGAATAATCCCTGCGTTCATGCTGGCCATTGGTTCGCCCCCGGCATCATGCTCAAAAGTTGGTTCTGCGAACGGGGTGCATTCATGAATGCCGCCGCGTCCAAGTTGTTCGCCCGATATTGCGGCATTCGCGTCAGGGCGTTCTGCTGTTCCGGCGCAACCCCGGCCAAGGCGTTTTGCCCAGAAGGCGGAATGAACGTCCCGTCAATCGCAATCCGCCCGCCATCAGCGCCGATTGGCTCGATATGCCAATCCTCATTGCTCAAGGGGAAATGCAGGCCATACCGGTCCGCGTTTTCGTGTGCATACTGCCGCGCCGCGTCGCCAAGGAAAGACAGGTCGGCAGCATGGCCGTGATTGTGCCGACTGTTTCCCGGCGGCGCGACCCATTGGCGCGCTTCCGCCTCAGACCCGTAACGCTGCAAGGCGTCCTCATACAGTTGCGCCTGAATTTCCGGCGAACGATAGGCCGACAAGATCCGCAATTCGGCTTGGATTTCCGGCGGGGCTTCCGCGAACATCCGTTGCAACGCGCCCGCGAAATTCGCATCAAGCCCGCTGATCGCGTCCGCGCGTGTGCCGCCGCCTGTCAGGTAAGGCGACCAATCCCAAGCCGATCCGGTCATATCGTCAGCCCCACGAATTGCCGCCAAACAGGTTTCCAGACCCGAACAGCGCATTTCCAAACGCGCCACCGGAATTGCCGCCGGTGTTGGCAAGGCTGTTCTGATACTGCCACATGCCGATGCCGTTCCCGATTGCGTTGTTCCAGGCGTTCGCCTGCCCGATAGCCCCCGCCGCCTGCGCGTTGCCGATGTTGTCCAGCGCATTGGATGCGCCCTGCGCGTAGTTCGCACCCGCCGCCGCGCCCTGCCCCGCCGCGTTCTGCCCGCTTGATGCAAGCCCGGTCAGCCGGTTCAGGAAATTGTCATAGCCTAGCTGTGCATATTCCTGCCCGCCCCGCTCAAGCGCCTGCAACGTCGCGCCACTGTAAAGCCCGCCGCGCGCCGCCGCGCTGGCGTCAATTGCATTCAGCCCCTCACGGGTCCGCAACTGGTGCCCCTGCGTGGCTTCATAGCCGCCGTAGGCCGTCCCACCGGCTGGATTTGCGTCAGCATATGCCTGCGCCTGTTCCCGCGTGTCAAAAATCTGCCCACCGACCGAATAGCGCGCGGGCGTGGTCGTGCTGGTCATTGGGTTGCGAGACACCTCATCCTCATAAGCCTGCGACCCGAAGTAAAGCGTCCGTCCCCCTGGGATTTGAATGGAACTTCCCGGCCCGCCGTAGCTGTAACCGCCGGTCTGCGTGGTCGCGCCGGGAATTTCCGTGATCTGTTGCGCCGATCCGCCGAATGTCGGTTGCGCCCCCAGGCCCAATTCATACATCAACGCTGAAAGCGCGTTCTGACCGCTAGCCTCATATGGCTGGAACCGATCAACGTTTTCCTCATAGATCCGCTCTTGCAGATCAAGTTGACGGTTTGCCGCCGCTGTCTGCGCTGCTGCTGCGCGGCTTGCGCCACGGCTGGAAAGCAAGCCACCCGCGACGCTTGCAACTGCTCCACCAATACCCATTATTTCGCCCATCCTTGCATGATGATTTTGCCGTTAGGCAGGTTCATTTCGCCATCGACGACGAAGCCAAGACGCTTTGAGAACGCCAATGCTGCCCGGTTACTCGCCGGGGTCCACCCGATGATACGTTCTGGCTGCTCAGTGTCCCAAAACTCGTTCAAAACCCGCTTTGCAGGGGTAACAAGCTGGCCCCAGCCTTCCGGCTTGACCGCATAGTGTGCCATCCAGACGCCCGGCCAGAACGCCGGATGGAACATGCCACACACCGGCCCCGCCGCGTAATATTCGACGCCAGCTTCGGGCAGGACTTCCGGCTTGGCGTCGTAAATCTGCTGCGACTTGTGCGTCAGATATTCCCGCGCCTCGCCAACTGTAATCCTCACGGCTCAAGCGCCACAATTCGCGTCTCATGGTCATCGGTCGTCGCCTGCTGTTCCTGCACCGCCAAAACAAGCCGCTCGATCAATTCCAAGCCGTCCATCGTCAGCGCCCCGGTTTGCGGATCAATGATTTTCTGCCCCGCAAGGGCGCGCTTTACCTCGACCGTCATGCGATTTCCGCCCGTACAAGGTTGTTCAGCGTCAGGTCAGCCGGTTCCGCTATGGAAAGCTGCATTGTCGCTTGGCGAAACTGGCCCAGCCCGTGCAACCGCACCCGCCGCCCATATTCGCCCTGAAAGCCCATGCCCCGGCGATGCTCATTGCCCCAGGTCAATCCCCCGTCACGGCTGAACCGGACGGAAACCGTAGGCTCTACCGCCGGATAGTCCGACTGGCTGACAACCCCGACACGGCCCGAGATTTCGACCTCTGACAGCGTGAACGGGTCGCCCCCGTTGTAGAGGGTATTGGAGACGACAACCCGCCGTAGGGCGCTGTCTGCGTCCGTGTTCGTGCGTTCCAGCTTGTAGACCTTGCCAAGAGTGTCGCCGACAAACCAACTATCCCAAGCCCTGGCGGAGACTTCCGCCGACCATTCGCTGTTTTCCTCGCCGTTCGCCCGCTCATGCCATTCGCCCGTTGCAATGTCGAAACACCACGCCGGGCGGTCGCTGAACCGAATAACGAAAAACTCGTGCCCCTCGTCAAAGTAGCTGAAGCAGTCTGTCGGGGTGCTTTGCGCAATTGCGGTTTCGACGGCGGGGCTGGCAATCGGTTGCGGTGCGCTACCGCCCGTCAGATATGCTCGACCATCGTCACCGACAAAGAAGATCCCGGCCTTACCCTCGACCAGCAGACCCCGCGCTTTCAGCCCGAAATTCGCACCCGCCCCAGGCAGTCTGGCAAAGGCGTTCGCCCCCGCTTGACCGGTCGCATACCATATTTCAATTGCGTCCTCTTTGAACAGCCACAGCCGATCACCAAATGACGCCGCCCGCAGAATGTCGCTGTCTGTCCCTTCCGCCGTGGCGAAGTTCAGCGCAGGCATTGACGAGGCGTCGGCCAAGTCAGACCACATGAAGCGCCGCCCGCCGTTCTCTGTCAGAACCACATAGTTGCCGAGAAACACCCCGGAACCAACAGACGTGAACGCCGACAGGGTAGGCTCTGACATGGCCGATCCATTCCAGAGGAAATAGCGGCCACCGGAAACCGTGCAGACGTTCGTGCTGTCCCCGAAGATCATGGCCCCGGCTGCGCTGGCGGTCGCCCCCAAGCGCGTTGCCGTGCCGCCCTGCGTAACGCTGTAGAGATCGCCACCGGCCATGACGTAGAACACCCCGCCGATATAGGCCATGTCGCGGATGAACAATTCGCCAATGTCCACGAAATTGCTCATGCCCAGAACGGACTTGATCGAGTGCGTGGACTTGCCGCCCGCCGCGATTGGTTCGCGATAGCAGTTCACCAGCCGCCCGGAGTTGGCCTGCCGGTTGTCGTCGTCCCGGCTGGATTGCCCGACAAGTGACAGCATCGCCATGCTACAACCACACCCGCTGTGGGCTGGCAATCGTATCCGGGTCGATAAGCGACACACCCTGCATTATACGAACCACCCATTTGCCAGAGCTTCGCCGTCGCCACCTGCCTCGCTGACAATGCGCACAAAGGTCTCGCGGTCTGCGTCCAGAGGCACCACGGCTTCCTGCGCTGCCCGGATATCATGGGGGCCTTGGGACTCATCCTCGCCCGTGGTGTGGGCATAATCCCAGTGGACCCGGATGACGGGACCAATCACTTGGTATACGGGAAACTCCCAATTTGCTTCTACTTGCATGGTTGTTGTTCCTTTCATCAAAACGCGAGCCGCGCGGAGAAACCCCGACCCGCATAGCCCGCGCCATCAGTCGAATCCAAGCAGAACCCGCCCGCACCCGCGCCATTAAACGCGCTACCGCCGACCAGCACCACCCGCGAAGCCCCCGCTCCAGCGTAATGATAATCAGTTAGATATGTCGAAGACGTACCCCCCGTGTTGTTGCCGCTCAAAAAATACGCACCTGTATTCAGTATGTTGCGGATATATCCAGAGGACGTAGGGAATGCAGAACTCAACAGCGTATAGCCAGTCGTAGTTCCATCAGCAAAGTCAGTATAGTCGTTAGTCACGTGGACGTTGCCAGCCGTACCCTCGTTGACATTTATACCGTCTGCCCAAGTCCAGCAGTTGCCATACCAGTTTTCTATTCCTCGGTATGACATAAACGCAGTGTCGCGTGTGGCGCTGGATGCGCCCGATGTGGCGTCAGTTGAGGCGTTACCAAGCGAGTTCGATTTCCCGGCCACAGAATGAGGACTATCGGTCTGACTGGAAGACGACGTAACGTAAGAAGCACCCGTATTCCCGGCCCCAAGGTTTGTCTGTGTATCAAAGTCAGCGTATTCTGTCAGATATAGCATCTGGACAGCCGACCATAGCGCGAAATCCAGTTGATGCCAACCCGCGCCATTGTTCTCGGCCAGTGTTCTACACTCGTCCCGCGTGACGCCCACTAGAGGATACACACCAGAAACCGAAGCCAACTTATCATTGACGAGGTCTAGGTTGCCAGTCATGTCGTCGAGGTTCAGGCCCGATTTGTAAGTGCTGTCTGTTGCGTCCAGATAGCAGGCGTCATAGGCACTGATGTAGCGGTAATCAACCTCAACACCCGCTTTGGTGAAGGCGGGGTGTAACTGATAGCCAGTCAGCGGGAGCGTCCTGATTTTCCAAGTATTTTGAGTTCCGACCAAAATGTGCCGGAAGTAGAACTTCGGGATTTCGACCATGACGTTTCCGTCAGTGCCGTCAATGTTGGCCGCTGATCCGTCAGCTTTTTGCGTGCTGTCGGAAGGATTGAGGTAATAATTGACAGACCCGTCAGCGTTTAGAACGCATCGCTTCATGTCTTCCCAAGGTGTATGCAGTCCCATGTTCAGGCTCCGTATGTGCTTTGCGTGTAGGTATCTGCGCTGCTGTCCCAAGTGACGATAGAGGCATCTTCCGTGAAAATCGCCTGCGTGTAGGTATCTGCGCTGCTGTCCCAAGTGACAACAGATGCGTCTTCGGCGGCAACCGCACGACGCTGCCCAAAGGGGCTGCGGATGCCGCTCAGGGGCGAAACGATCTCACGCATGGGAAACCATCACCGGAACCCCGCCGGGGGAATAGGCATAGACCCGAACCGCCGAAATGCCAGGGAATAGATCGGAAAGCGCCGTGTTCAATTCACCTTGGCCGGGGTTGTATCGAATGCAGCCGGTAAAATTCGTCGGGGTTGCCGCGCTTGCAGCGCCTTTCACTAGCATGTGCGAACCGCCGATGTTCTGAAACGTCATGGACGTAACATCCGCATCGGTCAATTGCACCCACTCATTCGCGGGGAGGGTGACTGTCGTATTCTGTGCCATTGTATCGGCCTCCATTCATTGGGAGTGGTTATCTGCGTCCGGTGTTGCGGAAACGCTGCGACGGCATGTTCAGCAGCCCCGGCGCGATGGTCGCGCGGTTCGGCCTGCGAAACGCGGCCTGCAAAGTGCGGAACCAGTCGTCAGCATCAAAGTTTAGCGGGCGCTGAAAGTCAGGCGAAAGACGGGACGCCAACACATACATAGCCCCTTCTTCAAATTCCTGACCAAGCGGGAAATCGGCAGAAAGCGCAACATCGGTGTGACCGATATTGACGCCGCGCAGCTTCCAAGCCGCAGCCATCATGTTGAAAGCGTCCAGCGCGTGTGCCGTCAAATCCGGGTCGCCGCTTTCCGCAATGCCTTGGACGGTCAGCTTTTTCAGCGTCCGTCCAATGAAATCGTTCATTGTTGTCATTGGGCTTCATCCCTGCGAGGGGTTAGGCGGGGCCGCGAAGCCCCGCCCTGTTGCCTTATGCGGTGAGACGCATACCGCGCCGGGGGTCCAGAACCTCACGGCCCCACAGCACGTCAAAACGCATGTTGTGCGCCAGCGTGTTCCCATCGGTCCATTCGGATACCGAAACCGTCACCTTGTTCCCCGACTGGGTCGAGGTTTTCAGGCCAGCATCGCCGGGAATATCCAGCGGGCGCGACACGAGGGTCACGCAGCCGGGGTCCAGCAGAAGCGACTGACGGTAGGCGGTGCCGCCGGTGCCGGTCTTCACGGTGATAGCGGCGTTGTCTGCCGGTGCCGCGCTGACGGTCTGGAATGCGCCCGAAGTGATGATCGGGGGCGAGACAGTCAATGCAGCCGGGCCGGTCGAAGCGCCGGAATCAGCATCAGCAAGAACGCTGAATGTCTGCAAACGTGCGGTGCTGGTCTTGGTGCCGGGGTGGACCGAATAGACGCCTGCAATGGTGAACGTGTCGCCCGCTTTCAGAATGCCGGTGGTGGAGTTGGTCCAGCCATCGGTGTTCAGGGTCTGCGACCACGAATCCTTTGCGGTTGCATAGGTCACGTTTTGCGATGCGCCATTGACGAGCGGGGTGCCCGTCGCCACGCCGACCGTGTGGGTCGGAACATACGCGGTTTCGTAGTTGTCGAAGCCGCCAGCGGTGCCGATCATCGCCTTTTCCAGCGCAGACTTGTTGCGGCCTTGGATGTTCGAACCGGCAATCGCGGTCGAAATCTTCGCGCCGACAACAGGCGAGTGGAAACCGACACGCCCGGAAACCGGAATGCCCACGTCCGTCATGTAAGCGCCGGTGTTGGCAAGATCGCCAATTGCAGAAATCGCGGTGCCGGGGGTGCCGTCGAAGTGGTAAAACTTCGTATAGAGCGACGCCAGCGACGTTTCGATTTTCTCAGCAGCGCGACGCGCCATCGGCAGGACCACCTGATCCGACCAGCGGTCGAAATTCAAGGTGCGGTCGGTTGCGCCGATGCTGACCTTGTTGGACCACGTCTTGTTCATCTGAACAGGCACGGTGCCCTCGATCACGTCTTCGGAGAAGGAAGACAGGTCGATGTTGTCATCCTGGCCGAGGTACTGCATTTGACGACGCGCATAGACCGTGTCGCCGTTTTTCTTGAACTCGTTGGACATGTCCACGCCAACCATTGCGCCGAGGACGAGTTCCTGTTCCAGCAGTCGCACAAATTCCTTTGCGACCACCGTTGGGGTGTAAAATGCGTTAGCCATTGCTCAGGCCCTTTTCAGAGTTTGACGACCCCACCGGACGCGCGCCATTTGGCGAACTCCGCGTGTGTCATGTCCTCCGGGCGCTTTTGTGCGGTGCCTTTCGGGCGCACGGGCGTGACCGGATCGGGGGTTGTCGATTGGGTTTTGACCTGCGGCATTGACAGCCGGGCTTCGATAGCCCCGATGCTTCTTGCCGCGTCCAGGTCGCTCATCTGCGCAATTCGCGCCGCTTCCGCTTTGTTCGTCCCAAGGTAATAGGCAACGTCCGCGCCAGCATCCGATGCCGTAATCATTCGCGCCATTGTGGGCGAGATTGACACGTCCGGGGCAGATACAACCTTGTCAAAATCAACGTATTTCGCCCGTGCGTCTTCAGCTTGGTCAGCCCAATTCTGAGCCATTTCCTGCTGTTCACGCTGGCTGATACCCTGAATCGTCTGGGTCTGCCGCTCCACTTCCTTTTCCAGTTCCGCCTTTTGGCGGGAATCGAGCGCGGCAAGGCTGGTGTGAGCCATTTTTGCCGCTAGGAAGTCATCGTAGTTGGGGTAGTCCTCTTGCTTGGGGGGCTGCGATGTTTGCGCCAATTCTTCCAAGCGCTTGAGCCTAGACCGGGTGTCTTCCAAGTCCTTTTTGGCCTGCGCTTCGCTTTCCTTCAGCCGCTGAACCTCGGCCTTGCGCCGTTCCCGGCGGGCCTTGCTTGGGCTGGTCTGTTCCCCTTCACCTTCCGGCTCAAAGGCGGGCGGGCTGTCGTCCTGCCCTTCTGTGTTTTCAGCCGCTTCCGGCTCTTGGTCTTCGGTAGGCGCAACGGGCTGTTCCGTCACGACTTCATCACCCGCCACGTCAAGGGCGGGGGTTTGCTCTTCTTCCATGGTTCTGCCTGTTTAGAAGCCCCGCATCTGGGGCGGTTGGGGTGCCTGCTGCACCATCACGCTTTGCAGCGCACGGGCGACTTCTTGTTGCACAAGCTGTGCAATCGCCGCGTTCATCTGGCCGTTCTTAGCGGCCAATTCCATTGACTGTTCGGCAACCTCAAGGCGGGCCTTCTCAGCGTCTGCCTGCGCTTCTGCCGCGCCTGCAACCTCCTGATCGGTCTTCGCCTTGGCCATCGCCATTTGCATTTGCTGTTGCGCCTGCTGCATCTGCGCTTGTTGCTGCATCTGCTGCATTTGCTCCGGTGACGGCGGTTCGTTGCTGTCCGCAACACCCGGCGGCAACAGCTTTTTCAGCCGCTCCGCGAATTGATCCGCGCCCGGCCAGTCCATGTTTTGCGCGACAAGATCGGCGGTCACACCAGCGGCGGGCGGGAAAGCCCGCACAAAGTCGATCATACTTTCGGCGGTTTCCTGACGCCGCGTCGTGTAATTCGGCCCCACCGACACGCGCACATCATAGCGGCCCACGCGGATATCATTGACCGGCACGACGCCATCCTGCGAAATCTGCATCCCGTTGATTTCAACAGGTTCAGGCGTGTTGTCCTTGCCGAGAATTTGCACCACGCGGCGCGTGTCGTATACCGCCGGAATCATGGAAACGATCACCCGCCCACCTTGCGCAATGGCCTTGGCCATGTTGTCGCTGTAGATCGACGTCGAAATGTCGCTTTCGATCTGGCGACGCTGAATTGCAATGCCAGACTTTTCGTTGCCCGCGTTGCCCAAACCAGCATCATAGATCCCGGTCGTGCCCTTCATGTCCTCTGCGGCGGTCATGACCTCCTGCATCATGCCAGAAGACGCAACAGGGGGTTGCGCGCGCTGCGGCACACCGGCCTTTTCATCCGGGTTGTAGACTAGATAAGGCTCGTTGCTGTTGTTCGCATCTGCCCACATACCCTCATAGCCAGCGACTTGCTTGGCCGAGACGATATAGGGCGCTTTCGGTTGCAGCGCGACAAGTTCAGTTTGTGCAGACCGCCAATAGTTATACAGGCGCTGCGGGTCTTTGGCGTATCGGATCACCGACGACCGGCGCACCTCGCGCCCGGTGTTGATTTCCTCGCCCATAACAGCGATGACCGGCAAGCCCTTGCCCGGAAGTTCAATCGGCCCTTCAAGCACTTCCTTGCCGGTGACTTTGCACCACATCAGCTTTTCGGCCTGGACCTTGCGCTTGCGCACGATGGGCATGGGCGCGACCGGATTTTCAACAGTGCTGCCATCGGCAAGCAAGCCAATGGTTTTTTCCTCATATTCCCGATAGATGTATTCAGCGACGACGACGCCAGCGCTTTCGCGCCAATCCTCGATCCCGTCCAGATCGCCATCCGCTTCGACGCTGACAAGCGACGCCTTCGGATAGGCTTCCTCAAACTCCTTCTCGTCCATCACTTCTGTGATGAAAACGTATTGCGCGTCCTTGCGTGTCGGATCTTTCGCAGCCGGGTCGAAATACACCGAAAACGGGTTGTCGATCCGTTCAATGAGGATTTCCTGATTAAAGCTGTCGTCGGCTTCCCAATCGGCGCGGATTCGGAAATAGCCCATTCCGCATTGAGCTGCGCTTTCCGCTGCCGCTTCATAGACCGACGAGGCGTCCGATTTGTATTCGATTTGCCGGATTAGACCTTCGATGATTTCAGCGACGTCATTGCTTGCGCCGGTATCGCCGGGGGTGATGTTGATCGCCGGGTTCATGCGGCGAATGTCGCCCGTGACCTGACGCACAAACTGCGGAAGCCGGTTGATCGTCAAGCATGGGCGACCTTCCGCCTCGCGTTCTGCCCGGACTTCTTCCGGCCATTGCCCATCGCCGATGAGGTTTTCCAGATCGTCTTCGGCATTCTCGCGGTTCGTCAGTTCCGCGTCACGGGCCTGCCGCAGCCGCTTACGGGCGCGTTCTATCAATGCGTCGTGCTTCATGCGCCTAACCAACCCCCGCGCCGTGCGCGCCTATGGTGGATCGACGCATCAGGCACCGGCTCCACCATGTCTGAAAACAATTCGCTCAAGGCCCATACCAAGGCGTCAACACGGTCGGGGCTTCCATCGCCCTCGAAACCGCTCGTCGTCATCTGCGTCATTTGGCTTTCCAACTCTGGAAACTGCCCGACATGCCGAATCCGGCCTTGCTCATACAGAGACGCGATAGGCTCCGCCCTGACGTGCTTGCCGCGCGTCGCCCTGACTTCGATGATGTTCAGCGCCGGGGCGATGGTGCGCAGAACGTGGGCAACCATGTCGCCGCCCTGGTTCACTTCGACCACCACGCCATCAGCGCCGTATTCCTTGGCCTTCTTGATTGCCTCTGTCGCCCATTCATGCGGGCTTCCACTCATGCTGGCGTCTTCCAAAACAAACCCGGCCTGCTCCGGCCCGATGCCAGCGACGCAAATTCCGTGTTCGTCGCTGTCTTCCGTGTTTGTTATCGCCGGGTCCACCGCGATAACCACGCGCCCCATTTCTGGGGCTTCCGACACGCGGTAGGTGTCCAATGTCGATTGCCGCCACAGCGCGCCGGGCAGATCGCCAAGGATTTCCGCGTTTAGTTCCTGCCGCCCTAAGCGGGTGCCTGCGTATTTGCGCTGAATGCGTTCCATGAACGACGCGGCCAGGTTGGCCCGGTTGTCCATGGTGCTACCGCGCGTAACATGCACCTTCCCCTCACCGCCGCCCACAATCGACTTGATTAGTTCAATCGGGCGCGGCGTTGTCGTGACGATCTGCCGGGGATGCCGACCGAGACGCAAACCGAATTGCGCCTGGTCCCACGTCTCTCGGGCGTATTTCCACTTCGCAAGTTCATCGTGCCAGATGAAATCATGTTGCGGGCCGCGCAACTGGTCTGGCTCAACCGCGTTGTAGGTGAACGCCTTAGCCCCGTTTTCGAACGTCACGCAACGGTTTGACTTGGTGTATGTCGGGCGCGTTTCTTTGGGAAATATCCGCAACAACTCCGAAACCATCACATCGCGGGCGTCTGCTGCCGTTTCCGCAATCAGGGCAATGCGCTCAGACCTGCCTTGGTCTACTTCCTCTTTTACCGCTTCCGCGCCCGTCCTGGTCTTACCAAACCCCCGCCCCGCCAGGACACACCAGATATCCCAATCACCCTCCGGCATGATCTGGTCTGGTCGTGCCAAAAAGCCGCGCCAATCGTAAAGAAGGGACGCGGCCTCAGCATCGGTAAACTGCGAGAGGATCTTGGCCCTCTCATGTTCAGGCAGATTCGCCAGAGTTTCCGCTGCGCTCTGCAATGCCTGCCAAGAGTGACGCCAGCTTTTCAGCCGCGCCGCCCGTTTCCTCTGTTTTGATTGCCCCGCCGTCAGCGCCGGTCAGTTCGCGCCGTTCGGTGTACTCATCGCGGTGCCGTGCGCTCATCTGCTTTGCCCATAGAGCGCTGTTGAACCTTTCCGCAGTCAGCCCGGTACGCCCTACACTCTCAAACCATGCTTGGGCTTTTTGCTTGGCGCGCGCTAACGCTTCGGAAAATTCTGGGTGGACTGACGCCCATTCGTCCATTGACGAGCGGTGAACGTCGCAGGCTTCCGCCATTTCCGACAACCAGCCGCCATAACTTCCGACTTCCTCGACCACCTCGCAAAACTTGGGATCGTATTTTGTTGGCCGTCCTGCTGGCATAGCGATTAACGCCACTCTTGGGGCGTCCCTCTGTCTGATGATTTGTGAATAGCAAAGCACACGCCCTTTCCTCGGTTCCGTTTCCGGGGGCGTGTGGCTTGGGAATTACGTGGCGCTCCGCTATTGTGTCGGCTGTCCATCACCCTATGGCGCATGATACCAGATGTTGCATGATATGCAAGTGCTAGGGTTCAACGCGCCTGAGACTGCCATGGCTGGCCTCGCCCTTGATCCCGCCGCCTACCGGCATCCACCAGATGCGCTTGCCCTGAACGGCTGATATCTCGACCACCAGACCGGCAAGCGGGCCTTCTAGAATTTCCGCCTTGTCGCCCGGCTCGACACGATACAGCGCTTCTTGCATTTGCCTCTTTGCCTCTGCAATCCGTTCGGCCTCCGTTGGCAGGCCCTGCACCTGGCGGATGATATCCGGGTGGATGTTGACCGGGCGGGCGTTGTGGCAGATCACGCCCGTGATGATGCGGCGATCTTTCATCACGTCCCACTGCGGCTCATGTGTAAAGCGGGCGTAGATCAGCTGCGTGACTGTGGCGTGTTCCGTGACGATCTTCTTGCCGTTCTTGAACCGCGTTCGCTCTTCCTTGGGGAACATGGCGAAAACGCCCGCGCTGCGAAGCATGGCCGTCTTTGCGGCCTCTTGCCCCGGCGGCACCCGTAGCGCGTTCCAGCGTGGCGCGCATGGGATGTCAGAGACAACGCCGCGAGGCTTGTGATACGGCACAACCTGCCCGATGGTGTAGCTTGCTTGCGTGTTCACCACACATCCCCCCTCAGTTCCAAGTCCACCATTGCGCGCGTTCCGGCTTCGTCCTCTTCGTCGGTCAGCAGCGGGCGGGCTGCTGCGCGCAGGGCGATGGTTTCCTCGACAAGTCGCGCGTTGGCGCGTTCCAGCGCGGCCACGTCGATCATGCCTTGAATGGCAAACGCGGCCACCGGATTGAGCGGGCGTTCGCCGTTTTCCCAACGGCGGATTGTGCGTCCACCGTTGTCTCCCATACCCCAGACCCTAGCCAGATCGTTCTGACTGAGGCCGAGGGTCTTGCGGGCTGCGAGGAATTGAAGCGGGGTCATGGTCGTGTTCCTCTCTTACTATTATTTGACGAGCTGAGGATAGTACGATTTCCAGTCGTCAAGGCACATCTCGGCGGTCGCAAGAGCTGCCGCATAAAAGTCTTCGTTCCCCTCTGCCATCATGTCGCCCGCGTTTGCTTCGGCGCTGCAAGCAACGTGCCAGCGCAAGTCACCGTATTCGTCCGACCCTGCAATGCTTGTGTCGATGGCAGCGATAAATGCCTCATATTGTGCTTGGCTAGTCATCTTGTGTTCCTATCTAGGCGGGCTTCATTGCCCTATGCACTCAATATAGGGCCAGCGGCCCGCAATTGCAACAGCTAATTCGCGCTTTGGCGAAGTTTTCCCAGTTCTTTTTCCATGGCCCGCAACTGCCTGTCCTGCCGCTTGATGATGCTGCCGCGCTCCTGCACCTTGCGGTTTAGCGCTGTGATGGTTTCGGCCTGCCGTGCGTTGCGGCTTTTCAGGTCTGCGATTTCCCGTTTCAGGCGGGCGAGGTTGTCTCCGAAGGTCATGCCCCGCCCTCCGTGACTTTGGTTGCGATCTGCACCCTCACGCCAGCGGCCCTTGCTTTTGAAATCATGTCTGACGTGCCTTCCCCGCCTTCAAATGCGACGACAAGGTCTGGCTTTCCAAACTTTATCATTTGCGCGTTCCTGATCGGACCTGCCGCACGTCCATGCGCGGCCCAATCAGCCGGATAAACCTTGACGCGTATTCCATGCAACTTGGCGAACTCCCCCGCCATGTGGTCAGCACCTCTTGCACCGCCATGGATCAGCGTTGTGATCCCGGCTTGCTTGTGGATGCCGCCTAGCCATGAACCGAGCGTCAAGGCGTCGTCAAAATCCCTGCCACCGCAAACAAGAACCCTCATGCCCCGCCCTCCTTGCGCTTCCACAGGTGCGTTCCCCGGCCCTTGGCCCCCGGCGACCATTCCCGCGCGACCTTGCCTTGCTCGAACCATTCGCCAAGCATGTAAGACACACGCTGCGGCGATAGCCCGGCAAACTTCGCCAGATCCCCGATTGTTCGCGGTTCGGACAGGTGCGCCAGCATAGCGGCGTCACGTTCCTGCCGATCTGCTGATTTTGCGTTGGCGATAGTAAGTCAGGTTTTTCTTGCCGCTGGCTTCCCGCACGATGCGGCGATCCACTTCGCGGGCCGTGACCAGCCGGTCTAGGGCATTGTGGGCGCGGTTGTATTCAAACCCGGTTGCGTCACGGACGTTTATGACTGTTTTCCATTCGGTTTTGCTGAGAACGGCAAGCACCTGCTCGTTAATGCTTCCACCGGGCCTTGCGCCCCCGATCTTGCGGCCTGTTGCGGGGTGGGTATTTGACACCTTGTCACGGTATGCCTTGGCGTCGTCTGGCCAGTATTTTGCAAGTATGTCCTCGCTCATAATTTGGCGCGGTTCTTTCGTGCGAATGCGCGTTGCGGCATATGTCGGGATATTGCGGGCGGAAAGTGTGATTTGGCTGTTAAGCATCAGACGCGACCTCCTCATAAGAAACAATATCTCCGCCCCATGGCTTGCCGTTATGATCCAGTCTGTGAACCCAGTTAAATTCGCGCGCTTCTGCTTTGTCGTATGATCCGTTCCTCTGCAAAACACGAACTGTCTTATCAGCCTTTACAGGCATGTTTTTCCCGTGGTGATTAAGCATCAGACCCGGCCCTCCCAAGTGAATGGGATCTCATCGTCAATGTCGCCGCCGGGTCTGCCGCCCGCGCCATAGCCGCCTTGGTCGCGCTGGTCGTATCCGCCGCTGTCACGGTTGCCCCCGCCCTCGCTTGGCCCGTCCAACATCACCAGCTTGGCGTCGAAACCCTGCAAAACGATTTCCGTGCTGTAACGATCCGCGCCTGACTGGTCCTGCCATTTGCGGGTTTGCAGCTGGCCTTCGATATAGACCTTGGACCCTTTGCGCAGATACTGTTCTGCAACCCTGACAAGCCCTTCGCTGAAAATTGCGACGCTGTGCCATTCGGTGCGCTCTTTGCGTTCGCCGCTGTTCTTGTCTTTCCAGGTTTCGCTTGTGGCAATGCGCAGGTTGCAAACCTTGCCGCCGTTCTGGAATGATCTGACTTCGGGGTCGCGCCCGAGATTGCCTAAAATGATTACCTTGTTTACCGATCCGGCCATGTGTCAGCCCTCCAACGCGGTTTCATACATTTCAATGATGGCTTCTTCTTCGGCCAGGTCATCGCGGTCGCGCTTGCGGCGGGCGACGATTTTGCGCATGGCCTTTGTGTCATAGCCATGGCCTTTTGCTTGCGCGTAAACTTCTTTGGCGTGGTCTGCGGCCTCCTGCTTTTCCGCGTTCAAGCGCTCAATCCGCTCAATGAACTGGCGCAGTTCCTCGCCATTGGCACGTTCCGTCATTTTTTGGTCCTTTCGTTGAAACGCCGCACCCCGTGCATGACGCTGGTATGATCCCGGCCAGTGGCGCGGGCTATTGCTGCGAATGCGTGGCCCGCCGCGTGGGCATTGGCCCAACCCTCCCACCGGGCAGCGACAAGATCAGGGTAGCGCGCGGTGCAAAGCACGTCTTGCAGATCAAGCCCATGCCGGTTAGCAGCCGCTTCCATTGCCTGCATAATGGTCATGTCAAACCCCGCTTCCTCATTTCGTCATGCGGAACAAGGTTTCGCGCGCATATCTCATTCCACACCGCGCTGCTGGCATAGGAGCGGGCAACCGTTTTCCCCTCTTTGATCTGCTTTGCCCAATAAGCCGCCCGGTCAACCGGCTTGTCAGATCGCAAGGAAGGCCGCAGCGCCTCGTCCTGCCAGCGTTTGTTGTTCAAGTACGTTGACGGGTGAAGCGGTGAAGCTGTCGGAAATGTCTTGGCGAACCATGCATAGAACGCCTTGACGTGCCTGTGAGCCTCTTGCATGTCTGCGGTCGTTAACTTGTTCCACGCCTTCCTAGACTGCTCCTTGCCGATCTTGTGCGGCACGTCCGCCCAGAACTCGTCAAAGCCCGTTGTTTGCTTTTCGACTATAGGCTGTCCGCAATGCGGGCAGTTGCATCCAAAAAGATCACTCATGCCACACCTGCGAACAGATCACCATTGATGCGGGATGCTTCCTGCAAGTTCGCATTCGCCTGCGCGGCATATTCAGGCTTCAATTCAAACCCGAGATAGCGCCGCCCCATTTTGACAGCCTCATAACCAGTTGATCCGATCCCGTTGAAAGGGTCCATGACCACATCGCCGGGGCGCGTGTATAAGCGCAGGCATCGCGCGATAACGTCCAACTGCAATGGGCATACATGCTTCTCGTCATTCACCGCCTTGACGCGGCGCAGGACGTTGCCCTGATTGATATCCATCCAGACAGGGCTTGCCAGCTTCTGCCACTCGTACACGTCGAACCGTGCATCATCCATCAGGCGGGCCAATGCGGCGTCGTCAGGCACGTCTTGGCACAAACCATTGCGCCGCAAATCATCCAGCCATTCGCGGGCGATTTTCAGAGCGGTCTTTTCGTCTTCCGGCGCGGCATGAGAAACCGCCCGATCATTCGGCGCATCCTTGCGGAAAAACAGCATATAGTCAGGCATCCCGACGCGGTTCATCACGCTGTCTTTGCGGATCGTCTTGTAAAGCAACCCAAGAGCCTTGGTGCGCTGCATTTCGACTACCGGGTCTTTCCAGATCGTCGCGCGTCCATGATAGATCAATCCTGCGTCAGTGTGGGCGCGGATCAGATCGCCCGAAAAATCCTGCAATCCGACTGCCCCATGCTTTCCTTTTCGCATAGGCAAATCTGTGCAGTGAACGCATACAATCCGACCAGGACGTAATACACGGGTCAAAGCTTCCGCGAAAAACTGATATTGCTCCATGAACGCTTGACCTTCGCCAGCGTTGCCAAGATCTCGCTCGCTGTCAGAGTAGACAAAAAGATCGCCAAACGGCGGCGAGAAAATCGCGCAATCTACGCTGTTTTCAGGCATAGCGTGCATACCTTCGATGCAATCACTGTTGTGGACGGCCCACCACTCGCCGCTGTATTCAGGTTGTTTCATGCCACTTCCTCCGATTTAATCCATGCCGGGAATGCTAGATCAAGCGGTCTGTTGTAAACCGTCCTGACCTTACCGCCGTTCTGCGCCTTCATCATCGCTTCCGACATACGGCGCTTCATTTCGTCGTGCTTTTTGCCCTTGACGTTGATTGCCTGCCAAATGGCGTTTTCCGTGTCTGCAATCACGATATCGTTGCGAACCCTCTCCGTCTGGCCAAAACGATGTGACCTTCGAACAGCCTGATAGTGCTGTTCATACGAAAACGAGATTGATGCGAATACGGCATGGGCGCAATGCTGCCAGTTAACGCCAAACCCCGCCAATTTAGGCTTTGTGACAATAGCGCGGAAATCACCATCAGCAAAACCCAGCAGCCGCCGCTCTTTTTCCTCCGGCGTCATATCGCCCCGAACCTCAACAGCGCCTTCAACCATCTTGGCCAGCATCGCGCTTTCTTCGTTGCTCTCGCACCACACAGTCACGGGATTGTCATGGTTTGCCAATTGCGCAGCCATTTCGCATCGGTCTTGCGCTGTCAAACGCTTCTCTTTGTGAAAGCTTGTCGCGCTCATTTCGGGAATGCGAAAAAGCATTCCTTGGTCAACATCCTGTTGCCGATCAGCCTCGACGACATGAATGCGCCGTTCAATCTCTGGCAGGATATATCCGGTATCGTCACCACCGAGATCGGATGGCAAAGTTGCGCAACGCGACCACGACGCGACCCATTGCCAGAAATCCTCGACAGCGTGGCCCTTTAGCCGCCACTCTTGGGATGCTGTTGATGTATCGTTGATGAACCATTGAGACAGCATTTCCTGCTGACGCATGACACCAAGAAACTCAGCATGGTTTCCAAGTTCCATGTGATCGTTTGGTGACGGCGTTGCTGTTGCCGCCAGCTTAAACCGGCAGTCAGAAAATGCTGCCATAAGACGATTGCGGGTTTGCCCTGCAAATGATTTGAGAATGCTGCTTTCATCAAGCACCACGCCACCAAACGCGCTCGGGTCCAGCTTAGAAATCCGCTCATAGTTTGCCACCATGATGCCTTCGCCAACATCTTCTGCTTCCTTGACCTGGCGCGCGTCAATCCCGAATTTTTGCCCTTCGCGGATCATCTGACCAGCAACTGCAAGAGGGGTCAAAATCAAAACAGGCTTGCGTGTTTCTTCTGAAACTTGTCTTGCCCATTCCAGCTCGGACAAAGATTTGCCCAACCCAGTATCTAGGAACAGCGCCGCCGAACCGCGAGACAAAGCAAAATCCACAGAAACTATCTGATGCTTCTTCATGGCATCATTCATCGCCTTTGGGTCAAAACCGTTCATCTGCGCGGCAACGGCCCGAGCCGCTATGAATTCTCTGTACGCTTCCAATCCCATATTTCCTCCTAACCGCAAGTTGTGGCGCTGGCCGGACATTGAACGGGTCTATCCGGCTTTTCAAAACACTTGCGCTGTTGCAATTGGCCCCGCAGCGTCCACTTATCCACATTCCTACCTTTGCGAGAATATGTCTAATCACGTTTTTTGTTTCACTTTCATTCACTTAGGCATAGTTCCGCTTTCCGCTCAGGCTGACCCTGTAAGGATCAAAGCGGCCTGCCTGCCCACATGCTTTGTATCGACGCGCTACCCGTTTCACTGGTGGGTCAGTCCATTGACCGCGACAATGAGAGATTGCCGCCACTCGTCAGCCTATATGCGCGCTTCTGTCTGGGAACGTAGGCGTTACACCAGATCGGCCCGGAAATCCTTTAGCGCCCCGTAGGTCGCACAGGCAAAGAGGCCCAAAGCATCTGGATTATTCGGGAAATCCAGCAAATCCGCACCCATTTTATTAAAAACGGTCAAAAATCAGCAGGGATTTTCTTGAAGCTCGCCCGCGTCTGCGGTATATCTTCGTCGTGACGCGCTGAAACCCTGCGAAAGTTTCGCGTCACCAGGCGGCGTTGACCCTTCCTCCGGGTCCGCCGCCGCTTTCTTTCTATCAAAGCACAGCACCACTTTTCAAGCTATGCTTTTTGCAAATGTGTAAAGTCATGTTTGCAAACCCCGCGCCACACTTGGCAGAAACCCATGATCCGGCCCATTCTCGGCCTCCCATGTCCGTTTCGCCGCGTGATACCCGCGCGGCCCACGGTGACACGCCACGCAAAGCGGGATCGTTTTCATATCATCCCGCGCCATGCCGCCAGACCGGCAGTGGTGCGCCTCAGACGGTGGCGCAGCGCCGCAGACGCAGCACGGCAGGCCCTTGATTGCCAGCATGTGCGCTAGCCCGGCCATGCCAGCCTCTGACGCCCTGTAAGCGATTTTCTTGTCACTGCGGGGCTTGATAGGCTTCCCGCGATTTATGGGGCTGCGTTTCATGCTTGCGCCCCGTATTTCAGCGCCTCGGGATCGGTCAGGCGAAAGCCCATACCGCGATATTCCCGCGCGATGATGTCCATAAATTCCTTCTGCTGCTTGGTGGTCATGTGCCTTGTGACCGGCAGGTCAACAAACTGCACAAGGCGCAGTTTGGTCGCGTAGTCGAGCGGCTTTAGAAGGTCGTCATATTCAGCGCACCAAGCGTCATTTTCCCGGCGCAGGATCGGAACGCCAAAGCGCAACTTGCATTCCGCTTTGACTTCTTCCGGGTCAGTATCCCCGCGCTGGTCGCTGATTTCCTTGTACCAGCGATGGGCAAGGGCGTTCTGCGGGTTTGTCCGCTTTTTGCCCTTGGTCCACGCCACTGTGACGGGAAACTCAGCCAAGCCGCCCGCAAAAAAGCGGGCCAGCTTTGCCGCGTCTTCGTGGGTTTCGAGAACGCGGGAAGGCATCAGAATGCCTCTTTTTCTTGCCAGACTTTGACACCATCAATCTGTGCTGACTTGTGGTTCCGCCGCACATACTCGTCAATAAATGCAGTGATAGCGTCACGGTCGTTCCCGGCAATCCAATGCAGAGCCGCGCGGTGATCTTCGATGGCATACCGGGTGACAGTGCGCAGGCCCTTCACAGTGTCCTTGTTGGCTGCGCTTGCCGCCTTCTTAGCCTCAATGGCTTCCGCTTGCAGTCGAGCGGCTTCCGTCGCGGCTTCATAGTCGGACGCATTAGCTTTCCGCGCCGCCTCTTCCGCCTCGCGCTCTTTGCGCCGTGCTTCCTCGTATGCCGCGCGCTTGGCGGCTTCCTTTTCTTCTGCCAGCTTGCGCTTGAAAGGATCGACCACGGCGGCAAGGCCCTTTAGCCGACGCTCAATATCATCCTCAGTCGGCTTCCACCTTGCAATTTCAGCCTTCCAGATATCGTGCAGCGGTGCGGTTGCCGACTTCTTTGCCTTGGCAAGATCAGACTTCGCAGACCGAATTTCCTTGATGATAGCGTCAACCGCCTTCATCTGGTCTTCGGTTTCGACCGGCGAACCATCCAGCCAGTTTTCGGCCTCGCTGATAGCGTCTCCATACGGGGCAAGCGCTTCGTCAATGGGGTCAGGCGGGTTGTTGTGGCCCATTCCGTCCATGTCATTTACTCCGATCAATAGGGAATTTCGTCAGCAAGGTCCGAGTTGTCTGGCCTTGCGGGCTGGTCCAGTTCCGCCTTGCGGGCGTCCTTGGCTTGGATGATTGCGGGAACCGTCTGCACAGGCTTGGGAAGGTCCGACCAAATGGCCTTGAGTTGGTCCAGGCTATCCGCCCCCGCCAAGCTGTCCTTTGCGGCGTCCAGCGCCTCCTGCGGCGGTCCAGCGGGCTTGCGGTCCTCGCCCTTTGGCGCGGCCTTTGCAGCGGCGTTCCCGTCATCATCTTCCGGCGCAATTCCTGCCATGCTCATGAGGCCGTAGCGCCGCGCGTAAGTCACGGCAGAGCCATACCCCTGCATGTCGTTTTTCTGGACAATCAGCGGGACGCGGCATTTCAGTTCGGTGCCGGTTTCGCCGTGGAGCAGGATAGTTTCCACGTAGCGCCCGCTTTCATCGTCAACGGTCGGCTGCACCACGGCGATACCGTTGGCATTCAGCGCCGGAAGGCAAGCATCCATGACGCTGGCAAGGTCTGCATACTTGCTGCGAAAATGTGGGTTGTTTGCGGATTTCAGCGCCTTGCCCATTTGGGCCTGAGCCATTGCCAAAGCGGCGGCAACGCTCTTGTGCGAAACTGTAATCACCTCTTGCTTGCTCATTCTCTTTCCTCCTTCGGTTTAATGTGAACCAGAACCGCGCCGCCTTTGACCGGCTCGGAAAACTGGCTTGGGAAAACGCAACGGAACCCGTGGTCATCGCAGCCCATTGCATCGGCTATCCCGTCAATCGCGGCTTTCAGCATGTGCGGCATGTTCTGCGCGTCACGCCTGCGCCGATCCGGCGGGGCATAGGTAAAATCCAAAACCGCACCCGGCATAGGCGGCACCCCATGGTGCTGACACATAGCCCAAGCCTCGCGGCGATACGCCTTTGTAGCCCGTGACCGGCTGGACCAATGGCCCCGCGCGTTGCTGCTTAAATCGCGGCTAGGCCACGACAGGCGGATAAGGTACTCCTTCACGCCTCAGACCCCTTGCGCCACTCCTTGACCCGCGCAACATCGCCGTTGGCCTTCTGCACACGCACCCACCGATTGGCCAAAGGATAGCCGCCCTCCTTGATATCCAAGATGCGGCGCGGCAAATGGCTGACGCCATACAGGCGAAGAGCCTCAAGCCCGGTGATCGTGCGGCCTTCCTCAAAGTGCTGACGAAGCAGCGCATTTTGCGTCTCAATCATGCTCTTTTCCTTTTCGAAAAGGCCGGGGGCGTCTTGGGTTGCCCCCGGCTAGTTTCCCGCGACAGGGAGGAAAACGCGGGTCGTTCGTTTAGGACTGGCGCGCTTCCTTCGCGGCCAGAAGCGCGGCGATCAGCGGCGCATTCGGCTTCTGGATGGGGTGCGCCGGGTTCATTCCGCCGCCTCCCGTTCCTTGCGCTTGGCGATACGCTCAAGCGCAGCGCGGCACACTTCGGACAATGTGCGACCGTCGCGCGACAAGGCGTCTTGCCAGCGGTCACGCTCGTCTTTGCTTGCCCGGATTTTGATAAATGTGTCTCTCATGCGCTCACTTGTAAGCGCCCCCCGTGGCCACGTCAAGCAATCTTTTCGCTTGACCGCGTGGCCACATTAAATTAGGTTCACCCTATCACCGCAGCGCACGCCACCCGGCAGGCCGCGCACAGATGGAGGATTAGAAGATGGCAAATTGGAAGAAAGTTGAGAAAGCAGGGCCGGGAGGGCCGGGTAGCAGACGGCAGTGCCCGGCTGTTGGGCGCACAGGAAAAGCGGCAATCCTTGTTCTGCCAGGGGAAATGGTGCCTGCGGCTCGGGCTGATGTTTACGCGGATGGTGATTTGCTTGCGTTCCATATCCACGATGGCGGGAGCAGGTCTGTAACTAAGTCGGGCCGTGGTAGACATGCGTCAATGAAAATCTCCATTCCCGTGCAGTTCATTCCCCGCATTCCCTTCGGCACAACTGACGTCGAGTTGGCCGAAGATGATGGCATGTTGATTTTGGATTTGAATGCAATCCCTCGCTG